CTATGTTCCAAAGAGCTTTGATGAAAACAGTGCAAATCGAAAGTCAAAATAGAAAAGCTTTAGAAGATTTAGCAGTAGAAGTGGTTAAAAAGGAAATGGGTATACCCGAAGGTGATTTACAATTTGACGCAAAATTACAAAAACCCAGTTTAGAGGGGATGCAACCTAAACCACAAAAACCAAAGAAAAAAGAACCCCAATTTAAAAACCCAGAAGAAGAGTTAGAAGCAGCTGACAGGTTAGAAAAATTTAACTTAGAAAGACAAAAACGAAGATTTATAAACTCTATTATACAAGGGTCGTCTAAAAAAGCCTTATATCTTTATCATTTAATTCGTGATAAATTAGACGAAATAAATCCTGAATTGGTTAATCTTTATTCTTTATTAATGTCAGTGAATGATTTAATGTATTGGATAATGCCGGATATGGACATGAGAATGGCGTCTGGAGAAGGTGAAGATTTAGGAGCTGGAAGAGAAGAATTAGATTTGGAAACAGACCCACCTACCATTAAAGCAGAAGGTGCTTTATTTCCTGTATTAGTTCATGAGTTGTACAAAGGTGTTATGGAATATGTTTCTGCTCACGGATTACCATCCGACCCGTCTACAGCTGAAGATGTTATAGGTATGGAAGATACTCTCCCTGCAGAAGTGTGGGATTTAAGATTGGGACCTGTTATTTGGGAAAAATTTAGAGACGCTTATCCACAAGAATTATTTGATTCACAAGATAGAAAAAGATTACAGAATTATTTTTATTATAAATTTGTAAATCTACCTGCAGAACAATTTATAGCTTTAGCTAAAGAAATATTATCTGGTAGTGATAAAGGAAAAGAAATAGTTAAAAGAATGGTGGACGAGATTATCCAACAATTAAAAGATGAGGATTATGAAGAAGCAACTGGTGAGGACCAGTATGATGATGATGATGATTTTGCAACGACCACACTTGCGGGGATTGAAGAACCACCCACCCCCCCAACACAAGAGTTTGATTTGGACATGCTTTTAGATAAAATATCCAAACAAGGAATGGAATCTCTCACACCAGAAGAATTAAACTTTCTTAAAAGTTTCGGAAATTAAATATTATTATCTTCGACGCTTCTTTTTCGCTTAATAGTTTTAGATATTTATAGATATGAATAAAGAACAATTAATAGAAGAATACGCGAAATGTTATAAAGACACCCCATACGCTATTCGTACATATCTAGAAACTTACGATAATACCCAAAGTAAGTACGTGCCTTTTGTTTTATTCCCTGAACAAGAAATGATGTTAAATAACTTTGAAAGTTATAATGAAAATATCACTAAAAAATATAGACAAGCAGGTGTTTCCACTGCTACCGCAGCGTGGATATCTAAGTTATTACAATTTGCTTCCCAGTCTAAACCGGAAAAAGTCCTTATACTAGCTAACAAATTAGATACCGCACAAGAACTAGCTAATAAAATTAGACAATTTTTAAATCAATGGCCAGAATGGATTAATGTTGGGTTTTCTAAAGAAAAAGATTCCCAACGACATTACAAATTAAATAATGGTTGTGAAGTTAAAGCTGTAGCAACATCAGTAGATGCATTAAGGGGTTATACACCCACGATACTAATATTTGATGAGGCAGCGTATATAGAAGCGGGGGATGATTTATGGGCAGCATGTATGGCGTCCCTATCAACAGGAGGTCAAGTAATAGTAATCTCCACACCAAATGGATATGATAAGATTTATTATGAGATTTACGACCAATCCATAAATAAAATGAATAATTTTAGAATATCTGAACTCCATTGGGAAAAAGACCCAAGATTCACTAAAGATTTAGTTTGGGTTAAAAGTAAAGATATAGTTCATTATATGTTAAATAGAGAAGACTATGATGATAAATTAAATGTTGTAGAAACAGACCAAGATAAATTTGAATTATTAAAAAGAAATGGCTATAAACCTTATTCTTCATGGTTTGAATCGATGTGTAAAAAACTAAAGTTTGATAGAAGAAAAATATCACAAGAGTTGGAGAGTGCATTTTTAGGTTCAGGAGATAATGTAATCCCTATAGAGACTATAGAGAACATTAAAGAAAAAATGATTGAAGAACCTAAAGAAAGATATGCGAGTGGTCAATTATGGGTCTGGGAAGAACCAGTTAAAAATCATAAGTATATTATGGGTATAGATGTTTCTAGAGGTGACTCAGAAGACTTTACTTCTATTATTATTATAGATTTTGATGAAAGAAAACAAGTTTTAGAATATCTAGGTAAAATACCACCAGATTTAGCAGCGGATATCGCATATAAATGGGCTACACTATATTCTGCATATATCGTTATAGATATTACAGGTGGGATGGGTGTTGCTACTTCTAGAAAATTACAAGAATTAGGTTATAAAGATTTATATGTAGAAGGCGCTAATACTGCAGACAAATGGAAATACGACCCTAAGTTAATGGATAAAATACCCGGAATTAATTTTAATAATAAAAGAACACAAATAGTGGCTAGTTTTGAAGAAGCTTTACGACATGGATTCCAAATAAAATCCCATAGATTATTAAATGAGTTGTATACTTTTGTATATATAAACGGAAGACCAAACCATATGAAAGGTAAACATGATGATTTAATTATGGCGTTAGCGATGTGTTTATATGTTGGAGAAAATTCATTTACACAATTAAAAAAAGCTGATGAAATGACTAAAGCGATGCTAGATGGGTGGGTTTCCACAGAATCCCAACCAAAAGAAACACCCGTTCATCTAAGACCAAACCCCAATAGTGATGTATTACGACCACACATTAAGCCTAATGCAAGTAATGAATCCCTATATAAAGAATATAGTTGGCTATTTGGAGCAAAACCTAAGTAAGTTCTTCACTATTTATAAAAATAATACTATATTTTTAACATTATGGCACAAAAACTAACAGTATTCCAAAGACTAGGAAAATTATTCGGCCCAGAAGGGCCTAGAGTTGCACAACCAACATACAAAGAATTTCAATTCTCTAGTAAAGATTTACTTAAAACTAAATCAAAAACTGAATTTGAAAAAGAAAAATTACAGGCACAACAAACTGTTTATCTTGCTAAACAATGGCATAAAATCGACAATGAACTATATACACAATCTATATATTACGAACCAACCAGACTAGCTTCTTATTATGATTATGAATCTATGGAATTTACTCCAGAGATTTCTGCTGCATTGGATATATACGCTGAAGAATCTACCACCCCATCGGAAGATGGTTTTATGTTAACAATTTATTCTGAATCTGTTAGAATTAAATCTATTTTAGCGGACCTATTTAATAATATATTAGATGTAAATACTAATCTACCTATGTGGATAAGAAATACGTGTAAGTATGGGGATGATTTTGTTTATCTAAAAATAGACCCGGAAAAAGGTATTATAGGTTGTAATCAGTTACCAAACATTGAAATAGAAAGGGTTGAGTCCGGTAATTATCCTGCTACAGAAGTAACCCCTAGTGCTGAGAAAAAAGAACGAAAACTTAAGTTTATTTGGAAAGACAAGTCAATGGAGTTTCAGTCTTGGGAAATGGCACACTTTAGACTATTGGGTGATGATAGAAGATTACCCTACGGAACATCAATGTTAGAATCATCTCGTAGAACCTGGAAGCAACTTTTATTAGCTGAAGACGCTATGTTAGTTTACAGAACGTCTAGAGCTCCAGAAAGAAGAGTATTTAAAGTATTTGTAGGTAACATGGATGATAAAGATGTGGAAGCTTATATCCAAAGAGTCTCTAATAAATTTAAAAGAGACCCAGTAGTAGATTCCAGTAATGGAAATGTAGACCTAAGATATAACCAAATGGCTGTTGACCAGGATTTCTTTATTCCAGTCAGAGACCCAGCTGCACCAAACCCAATAGAAACACTTCCAGGAGCAACTAATTTAAGTGAAATTGCGGATATAGAATATATACAAAAAAAGTTATTAGCCGCTCTTAGAATCCCAAAAGCTTTTTTAGGGTTTGAGGAGGTAGTTGGTGAAGGTAAAAATCTAGCTTTACTCGATATTAGATTTGCTAGAACTATAAACAGAATTCAAAAATCCATTGTTCAAGAATTAAATAAGATAGCTATTATACATCTTTATATTTTAGGATTTGATGATGAATTAGATAATTTTGCTTTAGGGTTAACCAATCCTTCTACACAAGCTGATTTACTTAAATTAGAAAATTGGTCTAGTAAAATAACTTTATTTAAGGACGCAGTTGGAGACCCAGGAACAGGAATAGCTCCAGTATCTAGTACATGGGCTAAAAAACATATATTAGGCATGTCCGATGAAGAGATTAAATTAGACTTACAACAACAAAGATTTGAGAAAGCTATCGCTAAAGAATTAGAAGCAACTGGTGAAATAATTAAGAAAACAGGAGTATTTAATCAAATCGACAAATTATATGGGGATATTGAATCAACAGAAGAAGCTGGTGGAGACATGGCTGGTGAAGGTGGTGACGAATTTGCCACCGGTGCAGAAGGAATGGGTGGTGATGAGGAAATAGAAACCGGTGATGAAACACTAGGTGGTGAAGATTTAGGAGCAGAACCAGCAGCTGAGGGTTATAGAATAGAAAAAGACTTACCATTAATTTTGGAAAATAAAGGTGTAGAACTACCAAATCTCGAAGAACTTGCCGCCAAATACGGTAAAGAAGTTAAAGATGTTCAAGATAAAATAGATGATTTGTTAGATGAGTAATATTTATTTAAAAAACACTAATGAAATCTTTTGGTAAATATAAAAACGCGATTGACAATATTTTAGCTGAGTCTTATACAGATAAAAAACTCTTCAAAGAAAATTTTCATATAGTAATGGGAGCTATGAAATTCTCCAGAGAGTTCAGAGAATTTTTCACATTATATAATGAAATAGAACAGAAGAACATAACAGAAGAAAAATACGCTAAAGAATATATTAATGAATCTATAGATTTATTAAGAAGTAAAGTTTCTAAACTTAAAAAAAATCTACCAATCTTCGATAGTATAATTTCTAGAAAATTAAAAAATAAAAAGTTAGAAAGTAATACTATATATGAAAGTTTAGATTATCTTATTTTTAAAACTGGTATAAAATCTATAGATAAAAGGATTAATAGTAAAAAAACATTAGTAGAATCATTAAAAAATAATTCTACAGGTTTGAAACTAAAAAAAGGCCTATCCCCTAAAATATTAGCCAAAACATTAGCCAATACATTTAATAATGAATTTAAAAATCTTAATGAAAGTGAAAAAAAATTATTTGATGAAGTAATATCATTGGATAATAAAAATATTTCTTTAACATTTGATAAAGAGAAAAAGGGAATATTAGAAAATATTAATTCATTAATAAACGAAACTAAAGAACAACAAGTACTCACTAGGTTGGTGGAAACTAAAAACACCATTTTAACTATGGGGTCTAATAGAAAAAATCTTTTATCCATAAAACAACTCTCTCAGGATTTGAATTAAAGTTTGAATGTTCTTATATTTAGAACATGAAAAACGGCAAACAAATACCATTACAGATTAGTAAAATCTATAAAACTCATTTTGGTACGGTAAACGCTAAGAATATGAAATCCATGTATCTTACTTTATCTGCCTGGGCAGAACCTAAATTTGAGTATGACTGTTGGGATTGTGCTATTAAAGATACTAAAAAATCCATAAAAACTTTTATGTCTGAAAATCTATCTAAAGAGTATTTTAAAAAACATTCCATAGTAGATTTTGACCTACGGTCGAGTGGGGTAGCTAAAAATAAACGAAGTTTTATGAAATGTGAGATTACAATGTTTGTAGAAAAGAATATACCCATTAAAGACATATCCACACTAACTCTATTATCCGCTACCACCAATTCTCTTTTAGAGAAAAACTTTGAAGATAACCCTTATTTCACCTTTCACCCAAGAAAACTCCAGTAGAACCAAATTTTTCTTCCATAACCTTATATTTATTATTAGAATAAAATCAAAAAACAAAAAAATATAAACTATGGGATTTTTAGATAGTCAATCAGCAACGGCAACCGGTTCAGGTGGTGTTGGAGAAAGCGTCTGGGCTAGTGGTTTTACAGAAGGTACACCTTTTGGCGGTAACCATCCAGATAATTTATTATTTACAGACCTAGAAGTAATCGGAATTGACGTTACACTGGGTGCAGCAAACCAAAGAGGAAAATCTGGTATAGCTTACCCAACTTTTTTCTACTTAACTAAAACTGGAGTTTTGGGAGCAACATTAGGTGGCACGGACCAACTTGGTAAAGGAGGAGGTATGGTGGCTGGTACTAGTGATAATATACCATCAGGAACAACTTATTATAATGGAATGCCAACATGGAATTTCTGGGATGCACTAGATAAAGGAGAAAATACAGGACCAACATGGCAATTAAGATATGGTAGTGGTGTCGGACCTGGAACTGAATCAGTATTACCATATTGGGTTATGGGGGCAAGTGGAAAACACTCTTCAGACCACCCAGTAGGAAATATGGGTGATGGTGGTGGACAAAACGGAAGATGGGAGTTAGTTAATAAAGGTCAAGTAGTTGCAGTTGCAGCAAACACAGCGGTTAATCCATTATATACAAATCAAGGAACTGCTAATACAACAACTTATATTAACCCATATAGTGGAGGTTCTAATGAAAGAACATGGATAGTAAATACCGGAGCAACAGTATATGTTACTGGAAGTAGTTATGTTGCTTCTACTTCTTCTTTTGCTCTTACAGCTGTTACAGGTATACCTAATAATGCACCTGTTAATAGAATAGAAACTACTTATTCTTAATATAGAAATACTATAAAATTTAAAAACACCCTTATGGGTGTTTTTTTTTTATCTACTAGTTAAGTATTTATTAGAAAAGTCTTTATATGAAAATTTTAAAAGCTAATGAACTGGGTCATGGAATATTAATAGAATATGATGCTGGTAATATATCTCCTAAACAAAATAGTAAAATAATTAGAGAAATGACTGACCCTTCTTTTGACGGGGAAGTTGAAATGTATTGTATATTACAAAAATACGGAACACCTAATAGAAACGGTAGAGTATACCCAAAAGAAATACTAGAAAGAGAAAACCAAAGATATCAAGACGTTATTAAAAGAGGTAGTTCTATTTCAGAATTAAATCACCCAGAATCTTCACTTATAGATTTAGAAAGAACATCACATATTATTACTGAAACTTTTTGGGACAATAATAGATTAATGGGGAAACTTAAACTATTGACTTCACCTGGTTATCATAAAGATGGGGTGGTATCAACAGTCGGTGATATCGCCGCTAACCTTTTAAGGCAAGGAGTCACATTAGGAATCAGTTCAAGAGGTGTGGGTTCACTAAAGAAAAGTGGTGAATTTAATGAAGTACAAGAGGATTTTGAACTCATATGTTTTGACCTAGTTTCTTCACCTTCGACACCTGGTTCTTATCTATTTAAAGATATGAAAGATGTTGACAAATATGATGAAGTATTGGAAAACGCTAACCCCACCAAAGGGGAAGAAAATGGTTTTGATAAATCATTAGCTTTAATGTCTAAACTAAATAATTTCTTAAATAAATAAAATTACTATCTAACGGTATATGAGGTAGGATTTTTTAAGAGTTTTAACATATTTATTAAAGAAACACATTATAATATTTTAAAAAATAAAAAATGAGTAAGTCTATATTGGAAAAAGCGTTGCTCGAGGCGGAACAGTTGGAAGAAACTATGAAGTCTAATGCAAAAGAAATACTTTCATCAACTATGAAGGAAGAAATTCATGATTTAGTAAAAGAATCGTTATCTGAGGAAGACGATTACCTTAAAGAGCAAGAGGACGAAGAACAAGAAGTTGATACCGAAATCGATATTGAATCTGATGATATGTCAGATGAAGATTTAGATTTAGGTGATGAACTTGATATTGAGGACGAGACCGAGGATGTTGAATCTTTGGAGTTGCCACCTCTAGACCTAACCTCAGCATCTGACGAAGAAGTCATAAAAGTTTTCAAATCTATGGGAGACGAGGATGGAATTGTTGTTCAACAGGACGATAATGAAATTTCTTTAACCGATGGGGATGAAGAGTACTTAATTAAATTAGAAGAAAATAAAATGAGAAAAAATTCTAAAAACAAAATTAACGAAACAGAAGACGAAACTATGATGGAATTAGATATGGCTTCTGATGATAATGAAATGGATGACGACATGATGGAAATGGAAGACGAAGATGTCGTTTATGAAATTGAATTAGATGAACAAGATGTTGACAATGATTCCGAAGATTCAGATGATGAGTTGATGGAAAAAGAGGAACAACCTTATGGAGGAAATAAAGGTGACGAAAGACGCAGTGCTAAGCGTGACTACATGGAAGACCAAAAGTACGGAGGCAATAAGGGAGACCTTAGAAGAAGTGCTAAACGTGACTACATGGAAACGCAAAAGTATGGTGGTAACAAAGGAGACATCCGAAGAAGTGCTAAGAGAGATTACACGGAAGACCAAGAGTATGGTGGAAATAAAGGCGACCTTAGACGAAGTGCTAAGAGAGACTATATGGAAGACCAAAAGTATGGCGGAAATAAAGGGGACCTTAGACGTAGTGCTAAGAGAGACTATATGGAAGACAAAAAATACGGAGGTAATAAAGGTGATATCAGAAGAAGTGCTAAAAAAGATTACACAGAAGGAAGACAAAACAGTATGACTCAAAAAGCTAGAGCGGGCCAAAGAAGTAATTCTTACAACCAAGCAGCAAGAGGTCATTCAGGAATCCATCTACCGGAATCTTACAATCGTCTCAAAAAAGAAGTGAATGGTTTAAAAAATAAGAATTCTGAATATAAAAAAGCATTAGTATCATTTAAAGAAAAATTAAATGAAACTGCTGTATTCAATTCAAATTTAGCTTACGCTACACGACTATTTACTGAACACTCTACTACTAAACAAGAAAAAATTAACATTCTTAGAAGGTTTGACAATGTTAAATCTTTAAAAGAGTCTAAAGGATTGTATAAAGTAATTAGAGAATCTCTTGCTGGAAACACAACAAAGAAAAATATTTCTGAGTCTGTTGAAAGAAAGATTGCTAAAACTCCTAGTAGTGGTTCAAATACAAAATTGATGGAATCAAAAGTGTACGAAAACCCACAATTTTCTAGGATTAAAGACTTGATGTCGAAACTATAAATAAACGCTTTAAAAAAAAATATAAATAAAATGGGAGCATTATTAGAATCTGGTATGGTTGGTAACATAGGGTTAAAACACCTTAAAGTTATCAAAGAAGATACCATTAACAAATGGGACAAGCTTGGATTCCTTGATGGACTTAACGGTCACGGAAGGGAAAACATTGCCCAGTTATACGAAAACCAAGCTACACACTTGATAAATGAGGCGACTTCGTCTGATTCATCAGGTTCATTCGAAACAGTTGTTTTCCCAATAATTAGAAGAGTATTCTCTAAATTATTGGCAAATGATATCGTTTCTGTACAAGCTATGAACTTACCAATTGGTAAATTGTTCTACTTTGTACCTAAAGTATCGTCAAGATATAGTAATACTGCAGATGGTAACGAACAACACTGGCCACCATTTGGTGCACCAGGAGCTAGTGCAGCACAAACTACATCTTCACCTACTTCTGCGACTACAATTAACTTGTATGATAACTTCTACGTTGGTAACGCACCGCTAATGGCAAATGAAGGTCTTTATGATATTTCAAAAGGAGCTTATTCGTCAGTAACAGCGACTCACTTACCAGTTATGAAATGGAATAACGCAGCTAGAACATTAAGTACAGCTGATTTTGGTGCATCTCCAGATACTGAAGTAAGTTCATTAACTTCTTCTACATCTTGTTTAAAATCTACGATTATTGCAATCACAGGATTTACAAATTCAGGTGCTGGTAAGATGATTGGACCAACTGGTAACGAGTTAAATACTGAAGATTTCTTATCTTCATTAAACGTTGCTGTAACTGGTTCTACAACTTGTAAGTCAGGTACAACTAACTATGACGCTACTGATTTATCAACTACTTCTGGTGGTGTACCATCTGATTCAACTGGTAAAAACCAAACTTTATTTAGAATTGTAACTCAAAAATATGGTAAAGGTATTGCTAACGCAGGTGGAACTCAAACTTCTACAACTTATCCAGGTGGTAAGTATGACAGTATTTGTGATGTAACAGGTACAGTTTACGTGGAGGTTGATTTATCATGTCCAGCATGTATTAACTGTTCATCAGTAGATGGGTATGTTTGTTCATATTTTGGGTCAACTGCATTCGCATTAGCGGCTACACCACAAGGTACTAACACACCATTCTACGCAACTTGGAGAACTTACCAAGACTTAGAATTTGAAGACCAAATGGGAGAGGTTTCTTTCGACTTAGACTCAGTAACTGTTACTGTGACAGAAAGAAAATTAAGAGCTCAATGGTCACCAGAATTAGCACAAGACGTGTCTGCATTCCACAACATTGATGCTGAAGCTGAATTAACAGCTTTATTATCAGAGGAAGTTGCAGCTGAGATTGATAGAGAAATCTTGAGAGACTTAAGAACAGGTGCGGCTTGGGATTTGAGATGGGACTACAATGGTTGGAAGAGATTCCAAGCAGGACAAGCTCCTTACACTCAAAAAGATTGGAACCAAACGTTAATTACTGCAATTAACCAAATTTCTGCTCAAATTCATAAATCTACATTAAGAGGTGGGGCTAACTGGATTGTTGTTTCTTCGGAAATTTCAGCTATTTTTGATGACTTGGAGTACTTCCATGTATCAAACGCAGCACCAGAACAAGACCAATACAATATGGGTATTGAGAAAGTAGGTACTTTATCAGGTAGATATACTGTATATAGAGACCCTTATTTCCCACCAAACGAAGTATTGATTGGACATAAAGGTACATCTTTATTGGATACAGGTTACGTTTACGCACCATATGTACCATTACAGTTAACACCAACTATGTATAACCCATTCAACTTTACACCTATCAAGGGTATCATGACTAGATACGCTAAGAAAATGGTTAACAACCGTTTTTATGGTAAGATTACAGTTGACGGAGTTAGAACATTTGATATTAAAGAACTTAGATAATAATTTCTTTATATACTTTAAAAAACCCTCATTATTGAGGGTTTTTTTTATGCTAATTTTGATTAGTGTAATATTTTTTATTATCTTTAAATAAAAAAGATGATAAAAGAAGACATTAACAAATTATTATTTATTGATATAGAGACTGTGGGTCTTTATGAAAACACAGAGGATTTTATTCGTCACAACCCTAAACTACATAAAATATGGGAGGATAGTGGTTATTCCTACTTTAAAAGAAACTATTCGGAAGAATCTAATTTGAGTAGTGATGAGATGTTTATTAAAAAATCTGCATTATTAGCAGAATTTGGTAAAATAGTATGTATTTCTGTAGGTTTTATATTACCTAATGGTGAAATAAAATTGGATAGTTTTTATGGGGACGAAAAAGATATTTTGACTAAAATAT